TTGTGGTCCCTTGTAGAATTCGTGAGTGAGTGGATCGTCTGCACCATGAAAATTAATCATATCTGTGCCATTTAGAAGGATGTGTCCCGTGTAGAACGGTGTTACGGAGTATACGGTCTTCGTAAACTCATCCGAACCAGATGTCATACGAAGAATAAGGGAGTTTGGACCTTCCAGATTGATGGCACCAGACACAATACTATCACTCTCCACTGGATTTTTGGACGAGAAACCCATAACTTGATGAGGTGTTGTGAGGGCCACGTTACTCAGGTATCCGTTTGTACCATCAAAGAACTTGAATGTAAAGGTGTTACTCGCTATCGTATTAGAGAATGTAAGAGCTTGGGTATCTGAGTCAAAGACAACCTGATCTATACATGTCAATGGTGGTTGCATGAGAGTATCAAGGTCATTTGCGAGTGCTGTACCGTTGGTATAGTTCGTTTCATTTAGGGTGACTTCAATAAGATCATCCGGTGCACCAGAATCATGAATGCTAAAAGTCTTATTCGTAGCACATGTAGTCAATTGTGGTGTTGGAATACGCGCAGACACCAGTTTTATTTGTGTGACATCATAAATAGGTTCCTTGAGAGTCACAGTATAATTGTTAGCGTAAGCATATACATTTGTATCTCTCTCACTACTATCTATATCAAGGGTGTGAACCTTCATTAAAATATAGGCACAATATTTTAATGATTGTTTTTATCTATAATCAAAATTATTAACATAAACTGTGCGCCAATGGGTTGTTCTGGAGCTGCCTCTTCGCGACACCCAAGTCACGTGCGTATGGGTTCTCGTTGCCCTTGTAGGCGTTGAACTGGTGGAATGGCTTCTGCTGGTAGTTTTGTGTCCAACCACCGTTTGCAGCATTCACACGACCGTCAATACGAGAAGTATCGGTACGAACAGCCGTCAACGCACCACCTTGCTTGAGGGCACTCTCTCTCACATTCATACGACCCTTGTTACCCATACGGTTAGCCTTACCACGACGATCCTCTGGACGGAAGCCATACTTCATCAACTCCTCATTGTTCTTCGTAGTAATCTGAGCAGCCGCACTAGTCGCGTAGGCACCACTGAAGTTAGTAATACCTGGAGCCGCATGGCTGTAGTGGGCAAATTGTTGATCGTTGCGGTCACTCTTGAAGCGAGTGGGGTCCTGTGGCATGGTCTGAGCGGATACGAAACGCTTCGCACCATTGAAACCGAGGCCATCCGCGCGGTGGCCAGTCTCGGAACGGTTAGTGGTTCTCATAGTCTTCTGATGACTGGCTCTTGGAATTGCACCGGACATACCCTGAGCACGTCCCGCGGTAGGTGGAAGGCGGGAAGGAAGGTGAGCAGTAGTCTCAGGTTTGTTGTGGGTCAATTGACCAACGAGAGCCGAGCGACCACCAGTGACATCTGCGGCTGGACCGGAGCGTCCTGGAAGTGTAGTGAGCCTGTACTCACCCACGTTGATGGGGTTCACACGGAAGAGTTGTTGGTAACCGCCACTCGCTGGAGTGTCAGCACCGACACCGAGACCTGGACCAACCATTTGCTTCTCAATTGGAGAGAGGTTGTTCATACGACCAGTGTCATACATACGGTTTCTCATGTTGAGAATCTCTTGACCACCACTCCTCTGTTGGTAAGTAATGTCAGCAAAGCTTTCCATCTCCATCTTTTGTGGAATCTCAACACGTGGTTCAAAATCGCGTTCAATAAATTCGGGAACATCATTGTCATAAGTAATTTGGGGTTCTTGTGGCTGCTGTGGAGTGATCATTTCAACCTTCTGAACTGGCTCTGGTTCAGTCTTGGTACTCAACGATCTACCAGCAAAAACTAAACCAGCAATAGCTGCGAGTGAAATGGGATCCGCCATTCTTATTTTTTAGTAACATTTTTATTAGCGTATCTTTGGTGAAAGAGGCCGTTCTGGAGTTCCGCGCGAGTACTCATTGGTTCATAGGTTAGGGTACGAAGAGGCACCTTGCACTCCATGTTGGTGAGAGGGAAGAGGTTGCGCTCGTGGGTAGGAACAATAACCTTGTTGAAACGAGTGGTGGATTGTGGGCGAAGTTGATCGCTCACATCAATGAATTGCGCTGGGGAACCCTTACCGGCCATGTAGGGAGCAGTTCCGTAGAGCATAGTGTTTGGACGACAGCAGTAGTTAAGGGTACTGGGCTGAGGGTAGACGAAAACTTCCTCAGTGGCTTTCACAGATGGGAGAGCGCCCGCATTTTGAACTATTGCAAGACCAGGTTGTAATTGGTATGCCATATTTATTATTACGTGAGAATATTTATAAAACTAAGCTGGAGCAATTCCGTGCCCCCTATGAGAAACTCGGCTATCACCGGCAGGATCAAGACCCGCAAAAGCCTCTAATTGAACACCCCTAGCATTTGGGTTGCACAACTCTGGATGAGTTCTGCAAGTGGGAGCATTCTTAGAACCATAGCACCACTCCGCGAAAGCGGTCTGATCGCCTGGAATCTTAGAGACTGGGGCAGTTACGAATTGACGAGCAGCTGCGGCACGCTGTCTCTCGGGTAGAGACGAACGGGATCTACCAGCATCGTATGGAATGCGATCGTCTAGGTAGGACTTAACGAATGGCTTAACGGTTGGGTAGTAACAGGCTTCAAGGCGGTTAGGTGCGTCTGTGTAATCCGTCATGAGCACGTTACCCATTGGGTTGTCTGGGGTTGGCATCTGACACCCCCGCTCATCACCACTCGCACTGAAACCATACCCCTCTTTTACCATCTTAGCCTTGTACATAACATAAAGAACACCCAAAATGGTACTACCAAGGACAAAGATCCTTGGGTCACGACGGGTAAGATAAATAATGCAGCACGCATAAATTACAAAACGAGAAGAGGCGTTAATTCGGTCTTCTGGAGTTTGTTCATTGTTTGGCCAGAATTGTAAAACCTTGTCAGATCTAAAGAGTTGTTGAGGATCGTCAAACCAAGACTTCATTTAATATACCTTGAGGTTTATTTTTTACCCATACCACCAAGCATGCTGCCCATCATCTGCATGAGAGCGTCTTGATCAAGCTCACCGCCATCGGTCTGCATCTTGTCCGCAACACCCTTGGCGATATTCTCAATCTGAGCAAGAGTATCGGCTGGAATGGAATTAATCGTCGTACCGAGCATGTAGAGAGTCTGAAGGTACTGCCAAGTCGCAGCCTTCGTACCCTCACTCATACGAGACCAATAACTCTTGATATTGAGATCCTTAAGGAAATCAATAGTCTCAATCTCCTCTAGGAGGAACGACTCATCCTTGGCGGAAATCTTATCCGCGTAGGGAGTCACACCCTTCATGAAACCATCAACAATGAGACGGGGATTGGACTGCTTAATCACCTCAAAAGAAGCAGTCATCTTCTTGATACCTTTTTCATCTGGAAAAGTCTTGTGCAATTCCACAAGAAATTGGGAGAGCATGTCATTAAACGCAGTGACGGATGCCATTTTCTTATAATATACGCGTAATCTTTAAGTTTAAAAAGGTTCACTAGAAATCGCTTCTTTTTGACCTAGGCCATTAGACACGATGAAGAACACAAGAATAGCATTAAGCGCAGCTGGCTTGGTGTACTTGTTAAGTTCCAACTTACCCTCGTTGTTAAGTTGAGCCTTGACGTGAATGTAACCAGCGGTGATAGCCGCAGCTATGAGAGCAGCGCTCATTGGATCTCTGAGATAGTCGGATAACTCCATTTAATTATACGCAGTTTTTTTTACACGATGATCTGGTGCGTCACCAAAGAGAACACCATCATCTTCTTCCTCCGCGGCCTGAGGTGGAGGAACCCCAAAGGTGGGTTCAGATTCAGCCACGGGCTCTGGCTCCATCTCTGGCTCTGGAGCCTGAACACCTGGAACAGTCTTGAACTCGTTCTCTAGACCAGTAGGTTGAACCTGTTCCTCCGCACCCATCATGGGTTCATTTTCAGGAAGAGGCTCGGATTCTGGAAGAGGTTCTGGCTCTTGGGTCTCACCGTCACCGGGGCCATCAAACACATCTGGATCCTCAGTATCTTGAATCTCGCCATCAAGATCAATGTCACGAGTCTCTTGGGACATATAGGTCTGAAGAATCTGCTGAACTGGGATGAGCTCCTTCACAGTGGACTCAATGCAGAGAGAAATACGCTGAGTGAGCTGCTCATCTCGTGCGTACTCACTCTGTTCCTCATGGAAAATGTAAGGATCCTTGTAGAGGTCCTTAGCAACATTGTTGTAGCAGGTTTGGATGAAAACCTCGTTAGTGGGGAGCTTGAGACTGATCTTCTTATTGTCTGCCTTTAGGCGAACAGCAGAAAGAATCTTCGTGCACGCGACAAAGACGGCGGCTAAGAGGTCGTTGAACCACGCACAACGATCCGCGATGTTGCTGGTGTGTTGAGCGGACATCTGGTTGGACCAGTTTGGAACCTCTTTGAGAAGCTTCTGGAACATAATGAGAGTCTTCCTACCCTTGGAAAGCTTCGTCGCTTCGTCGTACATATCCTGAAACACTTCAATCATAACTGGACATATAATGAGGCAGAGCTGGCCTAAGTATTCCTTCTTAGCCTCTACTAATACGTTCAAGTTATCCATTTATCATTGAGTGTGTTTTTATTACCAGACTTCCTACGCACTTCTCCTGTACTTATCAGCCATCTTCTTCAAGTTCATGAGATCTGGGAAATCTGGTTCTTCGGTTTCGTTATTCTTATCTTTGATCTTTTTGGGTACTACCCAAGACACGTAGATATCATAGTCACTTATGAGTCTCACGTCAAATCCACCCAATTTGAATTGCCGCGCAACATATCTAGCCGCTGCGGATCTATCAAACGTTGGACAACCGATGACAAACGTTGGTACTGTCAAAAACACCTGTTTGTGACCAAGTTCAACACACTGTTTTATTTTGCGAGAAAACTGTTCGTATATTCGTTTATAGATTTCTTTCTTGATCTGTTTTCTCTTATCATCAATCCTTGTCACGTCATTGATGCTGAGCATTATAATTACTGTAATTTATTTTTAGCCATTTCTAACTCACCTAGGGTAGGTGTAGCCTTCTCCTTCACGAGTTCGTAGTTTACGAATTCCTTACCCGAAGCACCATCCACAAAGGGAGCAATCTGGGAGGCAGACTCAACTTCAAGAGGCTGTGTGCGGAGGGAGACCAACTTCACAACTCCATTCATGACCTCAAAATAAGCCGCAACAGTGAAACCAAAGGAGAATCCGTTGTTCTTCACAGTCATGAAGACGCACTCATAGATCTCTTTGTCTTCACCAACATACTTCTGAACGTTGATAGTCTCAATGATATATGTGCAGAGCCCGGTTCGCTTAGCAATTTCTTTGTTGGTTTGGAGAACAAATTCTTGCATCATGTCATTGTCAACATTGGCTTCCGCCTGGCTGTACCCAGAGAGGTTGGGCTTGCTGTCATCTAGACGAATACGACCGACGGGTTTAGTGTGTCCTGAAAATCCAAAGATCTCCGTGAATGGCTCACGCCGAACCGTGAGTAGCAGGACAATGGCAATAAGAACGATCGTCAAAGACCAGTTCATCATCTTTACTACTATGCGTTAATTTTTTTTTACAAAATACCCTTATACATATTAGATGTCTCTACTGATATATAGCCCAAGATGCAAACACTCCATGGAAGTTATTGACTATATCAACAGACAACCACAATTGAAACAACTTGTGCACTATCACAATATAAACACCCAGGGTATTCCACCCGCGTATAGGAATAAGATCACGAGGGTTCCCACCATGCTCACCAAGAATGGCAAAGTCCTCGTCGGTAGTGAAATCAAAAACTGGTTGGACTCCCTTCTTCCCAACAAGGAGATTACGAACTGGGGTTTTAGTGGAGCCTGTTCCATGACGACCTTGGAGAGTGAAGAGAATGAGTCTGAGATGTTCTCCCTGGACTCTTATGGTCAGTCCCTACAGCCAGCCATGACACGAGAATTAGAGGAGAAGATTAGTAGAGATGTGAGTAAAGGTGTCGCCTATTCCGATCAAGCGATTTAAAGATATAACGCGGGGTATCTAGTAATATGAAACTTGTAACAATTCAAGCTTCTGCCATCAAATCAACATTTGAGGTACTCAAGGACATCCTCAATGATGTGAATATTTACTTTCGTCCACAGGGTATGTACATCGTCACATTGGACACAGCCAGAACATCTCTCATTGATATGTTCTTAGCTGCTGACAACTTTGAAGAGTATCAATGTGATCAAGATGAAATCATCGCTGGAATTAACATTTCGAATACTTTCAAACTTCTAAAGACAATTACAAACAATGATGTTCTCAAGATTGAAATTAATTCCAAAGAATACATGGATATTGAAATCACGAGTGAGTCAAAGAAGACAAGTACAAAGTTTCAACTCAAACTCCTAGACATCAATGAGAGTCGTATTGAGGTGCCAGATGTCACTATGACCAGTAACACAATTCTACCATCTGCCGACTTTCAGAGATTGTGCCGAGACATGTCAAACATCGGGACTGAAATTGAAATCACGAGGGTTGACAAGGAACTCCGACTTCGTTGCGAGGGTGATTTTGCAAACCAAGAGACTTACATTGAATGTCCCGAAGATAGCCCCGAGATTAGGGGTATCTATAGTCTCAAGTACCTGAATATATTTACAAAGGCGACGAGTATGTGTGCGTCTGTGCAAATCATGCAGGAAGAGGGTAACAGGTTTCTAATTCTAAAATATAACGTAGCAAACTTGGGTGAGGTGAAGTTTTATCTCGCGACAAAAGTTTCCGACGACATGTAATTCAAAAAACTTTACGAAGAATTATCCTTGTTTGTAAAGTTTTAGGGGATGCGAAGATCACTCGTGGAATCCTGGGTGGTCAGAACAATTTTTTTCATACCCAAAGAATTGGTAAGCATAATCTTAGGAAAACGGGTTTCAAGAGTCTTTTGGGTGTAATACAAGAAGTCTCTAAGGGGTACATCCTGACTGTGAAAGTCATTCCTAGGTCCCGCATAACGCTTAACCTTCTCTGTGATGTCTATTTGTGGTTTGTCGTCATGGTCAACAAT